TGGCATACTCATCTTCCAAGGCATCCTTCTTCACAGAGGCTTCGGAGGAAACAGCGAACTGCCTGGTGGCAACGGATTACAAAGACCCTCCGCTTGTGAACGATAAGCCTTACGGATTTTATCCGCAGATGAAAGCGGAATGCGTCTGCATGACGGAGGATAAAACAGGATGCCTTGTGAACGGGACGAATCCCGGCTACCAGAACGGGGTCATCGAAGCGGATTACATCGTCCGCCGGCTTACACCGACCGAATGTGCAAGGCTGCAGGGATTTCCAGACTGGTGGTGCAGCGATCTCGGTACGAAGCATCCCTCAAGTGAAGAGGTCTATGAATGGTACAAGATATTCGAGACGCACCGGAAGATAACCGGTTCTTCCAGTAAGCCGAAGACCGAGAAGCAGATTCGTGCATTCCTGGAAGACCCGCATTCCGACTCCGCAGAATATAAGATGTGGGGCAACGGTGTGGCTCTGCCGTGCGTTTATTTCGTGCTTTCCGGCATCGTCTGGGCGGCTGAAAAAACCTCCTGATCTGTGCGGTATATTTCTCACATATGACTTGCTATTACAGGCATTCAGAGTGATTAATACACTACACCAAAATTAAAGGAGGTTTTACACCATGACAGTTCATTACAACGTACCCGGCAAGGCAAGAAAGAACCTTGCACAGACCATCGGCATCTGGCTTGAGGAGGATGTCAAGTATGCGGGCGCGCCGACCTTCGCATACCACATCGGAGGCTTTGCCATCGACAAGGACGGCCGCCTCACGATCGACGACGGCATGGATTCCGAAGTTATCGAAAGGCTTCTCGAGCATCTTTACGATGAGGGCTTTGAATGCGACATTTCCGAAGCCGAAAGAAAACTTGAAGAAGCCCCTTCCATTGACTCCATTGAGGATGCAGACAGCGTGACCCTTTCTTTTCCGGACACCGGATTTGATGAGGAGTCCTTTGGAAGGCTGCAGAGCCTGGTCAAAGCCAAGTCAGCTCTTATTGCAAAAGCATTCGATGCCGTTTCCACGGAGGTCATTTGGAACAAGGAAGAAAAGACCATCCAGTTCCCCTGGTTCAGACTCGACCTTTCCGCAAAGGAAGACGAGAAGCTTGCCTGCATCCTGTTTCTGAACAAGCTGATGGAGTTTGCAAGGACGGCCAAGAGAGTCACAGCCAAAGAGAAAGATACCGACAACGACAAGTACGCATTCCGGTGCTTCCTTCTCCGGCTCGGTTTCATCGGTGACGAGTTCAAGGGAGCGAGAAAGATCCTCCTTTCCCGCCTTGCCGGAAACTCCGCATTCAAGCAGAAGGAGGAAGAATAAGATGTTCGGAATTCCAAGAGAAGTCGTTGAAAGACTGAAGAAACAGTATCCCGAAGGATGCCGTGTGGAGCTTATCTCCATGAACGACCCCTACAACACCCGGCTGCATCCCGGATGCAAGGGTACGGTAAGATGCGTGGACGATATGGGAACGATCCATGTGGCATGGGACTGCGGTTCTTCCCTGGGCGTAGCCTACGGAGAGGATTCCTGCCGGAGGTGCGAAGATGAGTGAAACGGTTAGAGAGCAGATTCTCAAAATCCGGGACACCGGACTCACCAACATGTTTGACCTAAACACGGTGCAGCGGATCGCTTACGAGATGGACTTTAATGAACTGGTGACTTTCATCGAGGAAGAAAGAGGAAAGTATGTCCGGTTCATCCTGACAGGCGAAACGGAATAACAGAAAACAAACCGAAAGGGATTGAGCCTCACGGCTCTTTCTCTCGTATACGAGGCAGCCGATAGGGGCTGTTATTTTTATGCCCGGAGGTGAGGCTTTACGATAAGAAAACTGAAGAACTACAAGCCGACACGCTTCATGGCAAAGGACAGTCATTACGATAAGGATGCCGCCGATCACGCGGTGTGCTTTATCGAGAAGTTCTGCTGTCATACGAAGGGCAGATGGGACGGCGAACCTTTTGAACTCATCGACTGGCAGGAACAGATCATCCGGGACATCTTTGGCGTAATCAAGCCGAACGGTTACCGGCAGTTCAACACCGCCTACATCGAGATTCCGAAAAAACAGGGCAAGTCGGAACTTGCGGCGGCTGTGGCACTTTACCTTCTCTGTGCCGACTTTGAACCCGGAGCGGAGGTGTACGGCTGTGCCGCCGACCGTGACCAGGCAAAGATCGTCTTTGATGTCGCGCTTGAGATGGTCAAGCGGTGTCCGGCTCTTATGAACAAGATGACCATCCGCCAGTCCCAGAAAGAGATGGAATACACACCGACCGGAAGCAAGTACAAGGCACTGTCCGCCGATGTAGCTAACAAGCATGGCTTCAATATCCACGGAGTCATCTTCGACGAGCTGCATACCCAGCCGAACCGGAAACTCTTTGATGTTATGACGAAGGGCAGCGGTGACAGCCGGATGCAGCCTCTGTACTTTCTTATCACCACCGCCGGAGACAACATCAACTCGATATGCTACGAACAGCACCAAAAGGCAAAGGACATCCTGGAAGGCAGAAAGCACGATTCCACATTCTATCCGGTGATCTTCGGTGCGGATGATAACGACGACTGGACTGACCCCAAGGTATGGAAGAAAGCAAATCCGTCCCTTGGGATCACAATGGATATCGACAAGGTGCAGGCCGCCTGCGAACAGGCACGGCAGAATCCCGCCGAGGAGAATGCCTTCCGTCAGCTTCGTCTCAATCAGTGGGTCAAGCAGGCGGTAAGGTGGATGCCTATGGAAAAGTGGGATGCCTGCGGCACACCGTTCAGCGCGGAAACGCTGGAAGGCAGGGTCTGCTACGGCGGCCTTGACCTTTCTTCCACGACTGACCTTACTTCCTTCTGCCTGGTGTTCCCGCCCGAGGAAGAGGACGAACCTTACCACGTTTTGCCGTACTACTGGGTGCCGGAGGATACCCTCGACCTTCGTGTGCGGCGTGACCACGTTCCGTATGATATTTGGGAGAAACAGGGCTACATACAGACTACGGAAGGCAATGTCATTCACTACGGTTTCATTGAGAAGTTCATCGAGGAACTCGGCAAACGCTACAATATCCGTGAGATAGCCTTTGACCGGTGGGGCGCGACGCAGTGCGTTCAGAACCTTGAAGGCATGGGTTTCACCGTTGTTCCTATGGGACAAGGCTTCGCAAGTATGAGTCCGCCCACAAAGGAACTGATGACGCTGACCCTTCAGCAGAACATCGCCCACGGCGGTCATCCGGTTCTCCGCTGGAACATGGACAACATCTGCATCCGTACAGATCCCGCCGGAAACATCAAGGCGGACAAGTCGAAGTCCACGGAAAAGATAGACGGTGCCATTGCGATGATCATGGCACTCGACCGTGCAATACGCTGCGGCAACGATACAAGTGAGTCGGTCTACGATACACGGGGCCTGCTCATTTTTTAATTGGAGGTAATCAGCATGAGCATATTCAGCGGACTGTTCCGTAACAGGGACGGTCCTCAAAACAGAACAGCCGGGAGCGGATACGCATTCTTCCTGGGCGGCAGCACGGCGGGAAAAACAGTCACCGAGCGGACAGCCATGCAGATGACGGCGGTCTACTCCTGCGTGAGAATCCTTGCGGAGGCAATTGCCGGACTTCCGCTTCATCTTTACCGGTACGATGAGGGAAGCAACAAGGTCAAGGCTGTCAGCCATCCTCTGTACAGGCTTCTCCACGATGAGCCGAATCCGGAGATGAGTTCCTTCGTATTTCGGGAGACTCTTATGACCCATCTTCTCCTGTGGGGGAATGCCTATGCCCAGATCATCCGGAACGGCAAGGGCGAGATCATTGCCCTCTATCCCCTGATGCCGAACAAGATGACGGTCGACAGGGATTCCAAGGGACAGCTTTACTACCGTTATCAGCACAGCAGCGATGAAGCCGATACGATGGAAAGCGGGAGCGTGATTCTCTCACCGGACGATGTGCTTCATATCCCCGGACTCGGCTTTGACGGTCTGGTGGGATATTCGCCGATTGCAATGGCGAAGAATGCCATCGGCATGGCAATTGCCTGCGAGGAGTACGGAGCGAAGTTCTTCGCAAACGGTGCTGCTCCGGGCGGCGTACTGGAACACCCAGGCACGATCAAAGACCCGCAGCGAGTCCGAGAGAGCTGGCAGAACACCTTCGGCGGCAGCGGAAACGCCAATAAGGTCGCTGTCCTGGAAGAAGGTATGAAGTACACGCCCATCGGCATCTCGCCGGAGCAGGCACAGTTTCTTGAAACACGCAAATTCCAAATCGATGAAATTGCTCGAATTTTCCGGGTGCCGCCGCATATGGTCGGTGACCTGGAGAAGTCGAGCTTTTCAAATATAGAGCAGCAATCCCTTGAATTTGTGAAATACACCCTTGACCCCTGGGTGATCCGCTGGGAACAGAGTCTTCAGC